AAGAGAATGTTCAGACATTTTATCCCCAAGGGGCTGTGGATTAGATTGGATAAGATAGGATTGCGCTGGGACCGTCAAGATACTAGAACAAATGCACAACATCCGCACGCGCGAATCCGGGGGGAAGATGGAGATCGAGAAGGACTATTTTCCCCTGGCCGAGATCGTGAAGCGCTGGTCAATCCCGGAGGAGGACCTCGTCTATCTGGCCGAGAACAACCAGCTGCGGCTCTCCATCCGGGTCTTCGACACGCCGCTTGAGTTTGGTGATTACGAGGAGGACATCGATGGGGCGCGGTTTCGGGTTCCTTATGAGCAGCGACATTTCAGCGGGCTCCTCGATCTGCATGCCGGCGACGTCTTTCATCTGTACCGGTCAGGCGAGGCGCACCTGAACGAGTTCCGGCAGGAGCGAACAGGCTATGCCAGCCTGATGTATGACCACGCCCCGATCTATGTCGTGATCGGCGATTTGCTGCTCCGACGCGATGAACGTGATCGTTTTGAGCTGAAATCGGGCTTTCGGGCGGCAGGGGCAAAGCAGGAAGAGCCAACTTTCCTCACGTCCCGCGATTACAAGGAAGTGCGCTGCCGCGGACATCTCTTCCAGCTAGGCGCCATCCAGTCATCCGTCGTGCGTGCGTTGCACCAGGCGGCTATGGCGGGCCAGCCTTGGCAGAGCGGCAAGAGGATCCTCACCGCGGCAAATTCGAAAAGCATGCGGATGGCGGATGTCTTCAAGTCGAAGGAGTCGTGGCGGGAACTGATCAAATCTGACGGGCGCGGCAACTACCGTCTGAACATCGACTAAGGGCCCCCATCCCCAGTAGAGGGGGATGATTGTGGGTCCGGGAGGGGGATGAGCGGGGGATGCTCATCCCCCTTTTCCATTTTCTGCAGTGGTTTCAACGGGGCATCCATCCCCCTCCGTATCCATCACTGATCCTGACGACATCCCACGTCAGGATTTCGCATCAATGCTCCAGAACCAACACAGGAGCCGCAGATGCACGCAAAACCCTGCCTCACGCAAAAGGAACTGGCCCGGCGCTGGACCATCTCGCACCGCACGCTGGAGCGGTGGCGCTGGACCGGCCAAGGGCCCGCCTACATGAAAATCGGCGGACGCATTGTCTACCGGATCGAGGATGTCCTCGCCCATGAACATGCCCATCTGTGCCGGACCGAGGACAGCCTTGGCGTACGGGTGGCCTGATGCAGCCGGAGCCTCATGACGAGATTGGTTTCAGCGCCTGGATTGCCCTCGCCGAACCCGGGGCCTCGATAACCTATCATCAGGGCTTTCTCGCGGTTGATGCCACGGCGCCTGTTTCCAAACTGAGCGCCGATCACCGCCGCGGGCTGCGTGATCTTGCTGCCGCGGCTGCGCGGGCTGCAGAGCAGGATCTCGTCCACCTCGTTCAGGCCCGTCTTGGCCCGGACCGCTTTGCCTATCGGGCGATCGCGCGCCCAAGGCCAACCCTTTCCACGAAATCGTCACCGGATGCGCTGCGTCCGGCCGCGTCGCCCCTTCTGTCCTGAAACGGAGAAACCATGGCTTACCCTGAAAATATCCCGAGCGTTACGGACGCGCTCAACCTGCCGGTCACCGAATTGGCCCTGCTGCCGCCGTCGCTGCTCGTGGCGCTCCAGGCCGAGATCGACGTCGCATCGGACCGTATGAAGGCGGTCGTTGAACGGTTCGCGCTGGCTCTTGAAGTCCGCTATGCGACGCGCGCGCTGGAATGCCGCCGTGAAGAGGGCAAGGACACCGGCACGACCCGGTTCGATGATAATGGCGTCACCGTCATTGCCGAACTGTCCAAGCGCATTGACTGGGATCAGGCCAAGCTCGCCCAGATCGCTGCAAACATCGCCTCGGCTGGCGAAGATCCGGCCGAGTTCATCGACACGAAGCTGTCGGTCTCCGAACGCAAATACGGTGCCCTGCCGGAAAGCTGGCGCAAGGGGTTTGAACCCGCCCGTACGGTGCGAACCGGCAAGCCCAAGTTCCGTCTGGTGTTGAACGAGGAGGTGCGCTGATGGCCATTTCTCTCGCATCCCTGCGCATGACCTCGGCGCTGACGCCGCCGCGCATTCTGATCCATGGTGTGGCCGGGGTTGGCAAATCCACTTTTGCGGCCGATGCCGACCGGCCGGTGTTCATCATGACCGAGGACGGGCTCGGCAAGCTTCAGGTGCCGCATTTTCCGCTGGCGACCAGCTACGCAGAAGTGGCCGGGGCCATTGATGCGCTCCTGACCGAGGACCACGAGTTCGGCACGGTGGTCATCGACAGCGTCGATTGGCTGGAACCGCTGATCTGGGCCGAGGCCTGCCTGCGCAACGGCTGGGCCTCCATCGAAACCCCCGGCTTCGGCAAGGGCTATGGCGAGGCGCTGAATGTCTGGCGCGAGTATCTCGACAAGCTGAATGCGCTTCGGGACCAGAAAGGCATGGCGGTTATTCAGATCGCCCATACCGACATCAAGCGCTTCGACAGCCCCGAGCACGAGCCCTACGACCGCTATGTGATCAAGCTGCAGACCCGCGCCTCGGCGCTGCTACAGGAGCATTCGGACGTCGTGCTCTTCGCCAACTATCAGATTTCAGTCGCGAAATCCGATGTCGGCTTCAACAAGAAGGTGACCCGGGCGCTCGGGTCCGGTGCGCGCGTCATGCACACCGAGGAGCGCCCCGCCTTCCTCGCCAAGAACCGTTACGGCCTGCCGGACACGCTGCCCCTCAGCTGGGCCGAGTTCATGGCGGCCATGCCCCAATCTGAATGATCCGCCTGAAAGGACAAGACCATGGCACGTTTCGATACGTCCTTTGACGCTACCAGCGTCGAGCCCACCACCGCCTACGAGCTGCTGCCCGCTGGCAAATACCGCGCCCAGATCGTCGAAAGCGAGATGCGCGTGACACGCAACGGCATGGGCCAGTTCCTCTGGCTGATGCTGGATATCCTCGATGGCGAGCACAAGGGGCGGAAGATCTTCGATCAGCTGAACCTCGTGAACCCGAACCCGACCACCGTGGAGATCGCGCAGCGCACGCTGTCGGCCATCTGCCATGCGACGGGCAAGATGCATGTCAGCGACAGCGAGGAGCTGCACCTGATCCCAATGATGATCCAGGTGAAGATCAAGCCGCCGAAGAACGGCTATGGCGAAAGCAATGCCATCGCCTATCTGCCGCCCGACCGTGGGGCGGCGTCCCGGGCGGCCAAACCTGCACCCGCGACACCGGCGGCCCCGCCAAAGATGGCCTCCGCTCCCTGGAACAAGAAGGGCTGAGACCCCGCGCTGCCTTTTCGCCCCTGCGTGATGGGGCGGCGCCTCCTGCAACCTGAGGACATTCCGATGACCGACATGACCAACGCGGCCCCTGTGGTCGTGATCAGCCCCGGCTTGCCTGATAATCAGCGCCGGTTGATCGAACTCGACGATGCTATCGCCAAGATCCGCACGCAGATCGCTACGGCCGATCTGGCCCGGCAGCGGGGCCACAAACCCATCGACCCGGACTGGTTTCACCGGGCGCGGACGGCGCTGCGGCATCTGAGCCGCGAACGGGCCGAACTCCTGGCCCAAGGTACTGGCCGTCGGCGCCGCGAAAAGCTGAAGGACGCGCTGATCGGCGTGCTGCGCGAGCGCCATGATCCGGAAACCTGGAGCGGCATTCTGGCCGAGGCGCAGGCGCGCAGTGAACGGGAGGCTCTGTGATGGCCGGGCTTCCCGACGCCCCCACGCCAACGCTGACGGCGATATATGCCGATTATGAGGCCCGTCAGGGCGATGGTTTCCGCGATCACCTTGGTGCCTCGATCATCGGCAAATCCTGCGCCCGGGCACTCTGGTATGATTTCCGCTGGGTCACACCTGCGCGCCACTCCGGCCGCCTGCTGCGCCTCTTCGAGACAGGCCAGTTGGAAGAGGATCGCCTCGTGCGCAATCTGCGCGCCACCGGCGCGACGGTGCTTGAGGTTGACCCCGAAACCGGTCGCCAATTCCGCGTTGAAGCTCATGGCGGGCATTTCGGCGGATCGCTGGATGGGGTTGCCATCGGCATCCTCGAGGCCCCGAAAACCTGGCATGTGCTGGAGTTCAAGACCCATGGGATCAAGAGCTTCACCGAGTTGACCGCCAAGGGCGTGGTCATGGCGAAGCCCCAGCACGCCACTCAGATGCAGATTTACATGCACCTGACAGGCATCACCCGCGCTCTTTACGTGGCGGTCTGCAAGGACACCGATGCGCTGCACATCGAGCGTATCGAAGCTGACAGCGCCATGGCAGAGCGCCTTCTGGACAAGGCAGGGCGGATTATCTTCGCCCAGCATCCGCCCGAGCGGACCAGTGAGGACGCGGCCTGGTTCGAATGCCGGTTCTGCGATCACCATGCCGCCTGCCATGAGGGCAGTGGAGCGGCCGTGACCTGCCGGTCCTGCCTGCACGCGACGCCTGTGGATGGTGGTTGGCACTGCGCCCGCCACGACCGGATGCTGGCAGCGCTCGAGCAGCGTGCGGCCTGCACCCGCCATCTCTTCATCCCCGATCTCGTCCCGGGCGAGGTCATTGATGCGGGCAACGATGTCGTCATCTACCGCATGGCCGATGGCTCGACCTGGGCAAACGACGCCCGCACGACGGAGGCCGCGCCATGCTGACCCTGCGCCCCTATCAACAGGCCGCGATCACTTCGATTTACGGCTATTTCCAATCCCACAAAGGTAATCCACTGGTGGTCATCCCGACCGCGGGGGGCAAGGCTTTGGTTATTGCGGCCTTCATCGAGGGCGTGCTGAAGGCTTGGCCAGATCAGCGCATCCTGATCGTGACCCATGTGCGCGAGCTGATCGCACAGAACCATGCCGAGATGATCGGGCTCTGGCCCGAGGCCCCAACAGGCATCTACTCGGCCGGATTGGGCAAGCGCGAGGCGCAGGCGCGTGTTTTGTTTGCCGGCATCCAGTCCATTCACCGTCGCGCCCAGGAGGTAGGGCATACCGATCTGGTGCTGATCGACGAGGCCCATCTCATCCCGGCCAATTCCAGCACCATGTATCGGCGCTTTCTGGACGCCCTCACACGTATCAACCCCGCCCTCAAGGTGATCGGGCTCACCGCAACCCCGTTCCGGGTTGATTGCGGCATGCTGCATGAAGGCAAATCGGCTCTATTCACCGACATTGCCTATGAGGTTCCAGTGCGCGACCTGATCGATGCCGGATACCTGAGCCGACTCGTGTCGAAACAACCCGCCACACGGCTGGATGTTTCCAAGGTCGGCACCCGTGCAGGCGATTTCATCCAGCGCGATCTGGCAGCGGCGGTCGACAAGGAAGCCATCACGCGCGCTGCGGTCACAGAGATCATCGAACACGGGCGCGACCGGAAATCCTGGCTGGCCTTCTGTTCGGGCGTCGAGCACGCGCGCCATGTGGCGGAGGAGTTCGGCCACCAGGGGATCACCTGCCGGACTATCTTCGGCGACACGCCGAAGGAGGAGCGCGACGCGATCATCGCCGCCTTCAAGCGCGGCGAAATCCGCGCGCTGGCCTCGATGGGTGTGCTGACCACCGGCTTCAACGCCCCTGCGGTCGATCTGATTGCGCTCCTGCGCCCCACCAAGTCCGCAGGGCTCTATGTGCAGATGGTCGGCCGCGGCACGCGCCTCTCCCCCGGCAAGGAAGACTGCCTGGTCCTCGATTTTGCCGACAATGTCCGCCGCCATGGGCCGATCGATCTGGTGCGGCCCCGGCGGCCCGGCGAGGCCGGTGGCGGTGAGGCCCCGACCAAGGTCTGCCCCGAATGTGACAGCATCATCGCGCTCTCGGCGACGGAATGCCCCGATTGTGGTCATGTCTTTCCGCCCCGCGAGGTCAAAATCGCCCCCACCGCAGCCGCGCTCCCGGTCCTGTCGCCGAAACTGCAATGGGTGCCGGTGCACGGCGTTTCCTACAGCCGCCATGACAAGCTGGGCGGGCTGCCTTCGCTGAAGGTGACCTATAGCTGCAGCCTGAAATCCTACAGTGAATGGGTCTGCATCGAACATCAGGGCTATGCCCGCCAGAAAGCCGCCGAGTGGTGGCGCAAGCGTGCCCCGGGCTTCCCGGTGCCGCTCAGCGTCGATGAGGCGATCGCTGAAGCTGCCCGTCTTGCTCGCCCCACCGAAATCTCGGTCCGCCCCTCGGGCCGCTACGTCGAAATCTCCGGCTACAGGTTTGATTCATGCCCCAATCCCAACCAGGCCTCTGCGCCGTCTGCCACCGGCAACCTCGCGGGTTTGGCTGGTTCGACCGGAGTTTCCGCGCCTCCGACCCGAGGCGCGACACCGACCGCAAGCACCTCTGCAGCCGGACCTGTCAGGACATCTGCCATGGGAGGGCGGGCATGATCGATCCCACCCCGAACGAGGCCGAGGCGATGACCGTCGGCGGCCAGCAGGGCGGCGAGTATCTCGAGAGCATCGGCAAATCCGATCTGGCCACCCTGACCGAAACGGAATGGGACCGTTTCATCGATGCAGTCGTCACCGGATATTGCGACCACCTGCGCGCGCTTGCGGCCAAAGACCGCAAACGCCTCGACGCCATGACCCCCGAGGTGCCCTTCTGATGGCTGACATATCCTTCATGGCGCGCTTTGGCACGCGGCTCGTTACCAATGGCTATGCAATCCTGCCAATTGGCCCCGGTACGAAGAAGCCTGGCCGGTTCCAGCGCGGGGCATGGACAGATTATCCGGAATGGAACCGCCATGCGGAACGCGGCACCACGGAGGTCGAGGTTGCGATATGGTCGAGTTGGCCGGATTGCGGCGTCGGGATCGTGGCCGGCGCGGTTGCGGCGGTCGACATCGACATCGCCGGGGAAGCAGACTTGGCGCTGCGGATTGAGCACCTGGCGCGTGAACGTCTCGGCGATACACCGGCGCTGCGGATTGGCCGGGCCCCGAAGCGCATGCTGGTCTATCGCACGGCTGAGCCATTCCGGGGCATCAAGCGCCATCCACTGGAGGTGCTCTGTCTTGGGCAGCAGTTCGTGGCCTATGCAAATCATCCAGACACGGGTGCGCCTTATGCTTGGCTCGAGGAGGGGCTGGCCGACATCGACATTACCGACCTTCCGGAAATCTCGGTCGAGGCTGCCTTGGCGTTTCTCGACGAGGCCTATGCGCTTTTGCCGGAAACCCTGCGTCAGCGCGGGCTAGCAGCCCTGTCGCCACCGGCGGAAGTCTCACGCAGTCACAGCCAGATCGGCACCTTGCCCGCGATAGAGGCCGCCCTCGCATGGCTGCCCAACGCCGAACTGGACTACGACAGCTGGATGCGTGTCGGCATGGCGCTGAAAGGGGCGCTCGGCGAAACCGGGGCCGATATCTTCGCCGCTTGGTCAGCGCAGGCGGCGAAGGATGTACCTGTCGCCACCATGAAGGCCTGGACCAGCTTCAGGCCTGACCGGATTGGGGCTGGCACGATTTACCACCTCGCCATGGAACGCGGCTGGCAACCCCAGCCCGACCTCCGCCTCGATGGCAGCCTGCCCGAGGGTGGCGACCATCCGGCGGCGGGGCTGCTGGCAAGGCTGGACCTGGCGGCCTTCGCCCCCGCAGCGCCCCCGTCCGCCGCCGTGGACACGCTCGCCATCCCGGATGGTCTGGTCGGCGATCTGACCGATTACATGCTGACCACGGCACGGCGCCCGCAGCCACTTTTATCGTTAGGGGCCAGCCTCTGTGCCATCGGCGCCCTGATGGGGCGGAATTACCGCACGGAGAGCAACTTGCGCTCGAACCTCTATGTCGTCGGCATCGCCGATAGC